AACTCATCGCATCCTTCAATGCCATCACTATCACCTCCTTTCCATTGGAGATTTTCTCGGCAAAAAAACGAGCCACCTCCAGTCCTTTCACTTTTTTGACTTGGGGGTGGGCTACTATTGCGATAGCTCTTAAAGCCTTGCCATAGGAGGTATTGGTCTCCTCATCAACGAAGTCCATATAAATCTCACAGGAGACCTTCTTCCAAGTGCCACGCTTGATTTTCTCAAATGCCTCTGGTTCAGTGATGACGGCGTCGGCATAGAGCTTTCCCTCCTTCTCATAGACATTTATCACATAACCAACAACAGCTCTGACATCATCCGTGTGGTTGACCTTGATGGGAATATCAAGTCCAAATTTTTCTTTTAAGAAGGGGAAGTTCTCAGCGATTTTCTTGACATCTTCCTCTGTGAAAGATGTGCCCCTGTAGGTGCCAGGAGCAAATACCTCCATCCCATAGATGTTGAATTTTTCCTCTTCGCCTTCGCCAAACCTTTCAATTTTGAGCTCGTGTGGGTCAGCGATAAAAAACTCTTCTGGCATAATCAATCAACCTCCTTTAGCTCAAGTCCAAATTCACGCATTAGTCTTCCTAAACCATAAGTAGCTTCGTCAATATTTGCCAATGAGACCATGCGGTCCCAAACCATACCATCTTCCGCCCCTCCAGCAATAATATAGGGAAATACTCCTGTTCTTTTTACCTCTTCCAACTCCCTTCTTAATTGGGGGATTGGTATAGCGAACCTATATGTTAAGCACCCTTTACCTAATGATATTTCCCCAACTTCTCGCCCCTCCTTTAAGACGCTATACCTTCGCAAAGGAAAACACTCTTGGGATAGTTGTAGCATTTCAACTTCTTCCTCTGCTAGAGGAGCTGTTTCCTTAAAGAATGTTCTTGCTTGTTGAAGTTCCTCGTTTGAGGCAAAAAGATACTTTCTCGCCATCTCTACCCACCCCGCTCCAGATGGCAAAGGCTCAGGACGCCCTAATTCCGCCGCCGCCTCAGCGACAAACTCTAAACTATTTCGGCTTCCATACAAAGAGGGGAAAAAGGGTCTCATTATATTTTCATAGATATTCTGTGCACTTTTACCCCAGAGCTCATTGTAAAGTTTATCAATCACATACCGAACTTGTATTTGTCTACCATAGCCTTTCCTTTTCTTTGCCAGAGAGAGTTCGTGTCGCAGTTCTTTGAGCATATTTCTTCCAAGTGTTTCTGCCACCTGTTCATTTGCAAGGACTTCCTCTAAAGCTCCCACACACTTCTCTAATGCCTGACCATAATAGGCTTCCATTTCCTGCCATATTGATTTGGGAAGCAAACTCATACTCAACCGATGAGCATATTCGTGAAGAACAACAGTTCGTGTCCAATATTGCAAGGCGATTACGGGTTCACCAGGGTCTATTCCCATTGCCTTAATAATCTCAGGAGAGAGATAATGCCTTACCCCTGCATAAAAGTATGCACCCTGAACTGCTTCCCGCCGTCCCCCATATACATCACCATCATAAGTGAATGTTTTTGTTTTCCTAAATTCTCGTATTTGGGTTAGCGTCATATTATTGGAAGCTTTTGAAATGGATAAGCGAGCGTCGGAGATTTTTCTCTTGGAGGGAGCATACGGGGAAGGTGCCGAAATAATTCCATCTATCCATTTTGAAATTTCCGTTTTGCGCAATTCCCGCAACGAAGGTATTACTTGCTCAATTACAACTTGCATTCCTCTATTTCCCGTAGGTATCCCAAATCCTTTTCCAATCCATTCTCCTCTTGAGGGAAGGTCTTCCGATGTCGGCACTCTCGCCAAGCTTCCCAGGAGAGGCTGGAGATGACATCTACATCCAAAATGGAAGGGAGGTAGATAGCCAGCCTCAAGCGTCGCTACATCAAGCACTTTTCCATCCAGTGCCCTGCAATGCTCACAGACGAAGGCATCAAGCGCTGCAACGATGCGAACCTTCTCCACTCCTGCTTCAACTGCACCAACCCAGTGTCCGAGAGAGTAGGCGAAATTGATTTCCGTTGAGGCGATATTCCTCGCCCTCGCCATCGCCAAACCTACTTTCTCGTGGATATTCTTTGCGATGTCATTGGGGTTCAACCCTTCCTTTATTCCGTCCATCACAACTTCCTTTATTTTCGCCTTCGTCGTGTTCTCCTCTATTTTCACTTTCTCAGCTGCCAGCGCCCTTATAACCGCTGTCAATTCTGCCCCCCAGGGAAATTCCTGCAGTTGGTAGGGAAGCATAAGCCGTTGAGCCCTTGCATAACCCCTTTGAAAAGCCTCCATCATTGCATCCGCTAAATTCTGCTCCCAAATCTCTCGCAATCCTTTCCACACCATTTTTACGATGCTCTCAACAGGTTGCCCCTCCGCTATCATCTGCTCTATATGCCCACTTCTAACGAGGGAATACTGGAGATAACGGGTTAGAAGAGCCTCCTCCATCCTATCCAGCTCTGCCTTCGTTCGCTGAAGCTCCTGCGGGGTAATCATCTCGCCCTCCCTTCAGGTGGCACTTCCTCCACCTCTGGCGGATAGGTTTCCTCAGTGGCTGGTGGGGTTACCTCTGGCGTCGGCGTAGAGGTCGGCGTCGGTGGAGAATAAGGTGGTAGATGGAGAGCTTGACGCAAGATGTTCTCATCATCAGTCGTCCAATGCATTGCCCCAACGGAATAAAGTCGGAAGACGGCGTCAATGATTGGCTGAGGTTCAATCGGCTCGTCAAAGACTACTTCGCCCCAGTCATCTAATTGCCCAAAATTCAGCTCTATTAACTTCCTAAACAACTGCTCCTCTAACACTGCCTTGAGCTCCCTCACTATACCCCCCAACATCTTTTGAAAAGCCTCCTGATGGACGGTTGCCTGAGCCCTCGTTCCATATTCAGCCTCAGAGACGAGAAGACTGGGGATTAGGAGAGCTCGGAGGATAAGGACATCTTGGTATCGGATGGCACTTTCGTAGAAATCCCCACGCCCCTCAATCTCTTGGAATTTGATTTCCGCCCCACCTGAGTAAACCAGTGAATTGCGATTGTATAAGTCCTCAAGGATATGCCTCATTGCCTCTATATATCTCTCCTCTCGCTGATGGATGGGACACCAAACATTCATCTCCGCTTGAGGAAGGGAGGCAATGGAAAGGGGAGTAGCAAGCCGTTCAAGGTGGATATTCCAAAGACGCTGAAGGAGGATTTTCGTCATCCAGGGGACATATGCGGGGCGGAGGAGGGAATTCCCGTAGGGATTGCCAAAGTCGGATTGAAAAGACCAGAGGATAACTCGCTCAAGAGGAAGCTCAATCTTTTCCGTTCCTACTTGTTGCTCAATCTTCTCAATTTCCCCTGTTTCTTTTACCTTTATCAAGGGATAAACCGAGATGGGATTGAGGACTTTGACTTTCCTCAACCCGATTTTCCCCTCCTCCTTTAATGGCTCATAGACAATTTCCGCTACCGCAAACCCAGCCCAGAGAGCCGAGAGGAGGTCTTGAACTACATCCTGGAGGGTTCCTTGCATAGCCTCCAAGACATTCTCAACGAAGAGCTGAACCTCTGGGTATGTCTCATTTTTGTAGCCAACGAGCCGAGATAGAATAGTGTTGCGAATGAATTCCACCCCAGCCTTCACTGTGGCATCAGAGCGATACATAGCCCAGTAGACCCAGAGGTCTACCTCCTCAGTGAAGAGATAGGGATAGCCTGCTCCCAGTAGATAGAGAGCAGACCACAAGCTCGGCATATATCTGCTTGTCTCTGTCATATATAACCCCTAAAAGAAAAGAGCCCGAGGGTTAAACCCTCGGGCTCTTCCCGTCAGGTTCAATTAAAATATTATAACACTTTTTCTCCGTTTGTCAACCCAACATTTTCTCTCATCCGCACCTGATAAGCAATCAATTTCCCATCCTGAACAATCAGCTCAATTGAACCATAACGAAGCCCACGATTTTCCACGAACCAATGAACCAAGCATTCCATCAGCTTCCTCAGTTCCTGTGGTGCTTCTGCAAGCTCAAGAACCATTCACTTTTCACCTCCTCAAGGTAGAAGCCAGACCAAAAATTCATAAACTTTCGTTCCCTTTAACGCTTTCAACTTCTTCCACTCGTCGTAATGCTCTTCTATGTGTTTCAGCGTCCATTCGCTCAGCAGCTCCTTCTTCGTCACGCCCGCCTCCTTCACTTTGGGAAGATAAACCTCCAGCCAAGCGATGGGAAAGCTTTGGGGGTTCATATATATGATGTCCTCATCCCAGCCAATCCACAACGAATTCCTCGCTGTTGAAATTTTGTGAATGAGCCTCAACCAACCGTGTTTCTTGCCTGTTTTAGAGAAATAGAGAGCAAACGGTGGCTGTGGTGGGTTCCATACGAGCTTCCATCCTTCTTCTCTCGTAATGTATCGTATCCCCTGTTGACTTAGTATCCAGTGATGTCTACGCACTTCTGGGGTATTCATAAACCAGTGGCAAGCAGGACAGAAAACGCCATCAGGAAACGCATGAAGCCACTGGTGAGCTGTGAAGTTCTCTTTGAGCCGAGCAGGGAAGCCATCATCAACCTTTCGCACGCAGACGATACAATGCCCTCTTTCTCGCCCTCCGGGAGGCGAGAAGGAGACTTCAAGAAGCTGAGGAAGACTATATACGATGACGGAACTCATAGAGTATCACCCCATCAATATTTGAACTCCCGAGATAATCAAATTCAGGGTCAAAGAATGTCGCCATCCTCACTTTATCCCAGCCAAGTAGCTCCGCATAACGGTCGTATATGCTGGGATAAGGAAGGTGATGGGAAACGATATACGCCCAAACATCCAACCACTTCCAATTAGCGATGGGGAAAACGAGCTTATCATCGCCTTGCTTGACCCACTGCTTCCGCTTTTTTCCTTCCTCCGCCCGCAATCCCAAAAATCCACCGTCCCAACCATATTTTTGCTTACATTTTTCTAATTTCGCAAAAAATGAACGATATCCATATGAATGCTCAATTTTTTTCGTTCCTCGTTGTTCTATCACGATGTTTTTCGCTCCTAATCGCCTCATATTCTCTTGTATCTCCCGCTCAAGCCAATCGGGGATAAAAAGCCGTGAATAATCCCAATGCCAAACCCAGATATCGGGTTTCCGTCTGAGACAGAGATGGAGAACACAAGTGCTGTCTTTCCCGCCCGAGAAGGAGACATAGGGATTTTTAAAACGAGCCAATGCTTCGTCTATGATGGCGAGAGCCTCTTTCACTCGCTCTCTGTGTTCTCGCATCTCGCTCCACATCTGAAATGTTTCACGCCACTTGGCATCCATCTTTGAGCCTCACTTTCGCTCCCGCTGGCACGATAATCCCTGCTCCGCTTCTATCCCAATAGGGTGGCTTGTATGTCCCAATCATCTGATTTTCCGCTTCCTCCACCGCCCATATCGGTATCGGTCGCATCGCCACACCATCCTTCACAACCGAGAAATCCTCTTCAATTTCCTCCACTTTCCATTCTCTGACGAAGCCATACCCCACCGCTCCCTTTTTTCCCAGCGAGGTAATATGAGGTAATAACCTCTCAATTTCTTTCCTGTCCCCATATGCGTAGAATACCCCTTCAGGAATAGGGGAGTATGGCATAGATATGAACCAATGGCGAAATTTCCCGCTTCCGATATTGATTTGCTTCTTTCTATCGCTCAGATACTCTATCGCTCCCACCTCAAACCGCTTATAAATGACGGAGACATACCATTCAGGGAAAAGAAGAGCTGAAGCACACCAAAAGAAGTCGCCATCGGCATTTTGTATTCGTTTGAGAGGGAGTTCCAAATCCAGCTGAACCACTTCCTCAGGGAGGTTCCAAAAATCGGTTCTTTCCCGAGCCAATATATGAGCCAAAACACCGTCAAAATGGAGGCATATATGACCCATCGCTGGAGGTGTGAGGAAATATGCTGTGATTTTCAGTGGTCTCATTTGTCCAGCTCCCTCATAACCTCCCATATCTCGTCTTGTTTCTCCTGAAGGAAAGCAAGGTAGAGCTCGGAAGATGGCACTTCGCCAACGATTTCCACCCTTCCCTCGCCCGCTGAGCTCCTCCCAGCAATAAATGGTCGTTCCCGCCAAAGCTCTATCATCCGCCCAAAACAGCTCTCCTCCACCTCGTTGGTGTCCATCAGGTCAATTCTCAAATAGAAGACTGTCCCAGGACAAAACACCTCATAGTCATACTTCATTTGCACGGGATTTTCTCCACCCTCCATCTCTCGCTCGTCTTTCCTCGTCCCAAATGTGAAGTCCAAAAGCTCAAAGACAGAGGGGGAAGTGAGGGGAAGGAACGCTTGGGGAAGATAGCTCGTCAGTTCCTCGCAACAGGGGAGAAGATGGGAGACTTTCATTTTCCCATCTACCACCTGGTTCTTGTAGGCAAAGCCAAAGAGGGAGACAGGAGGAAGAAATGCTCTAATTCTTCGTCTGAGTTCCAAATTCAAAACCCCTACCTCGCTCGCCTCCCTTGTTTCCAACACTCCACCCGAGAAAAGGGAGTGATAGAGGAAATAATTGTGAATTTCAAGATAGCCAATCTGATAGACGAAATCCTCCATCAGTAATCGTCTGAGATAGCCACGCACGGCATTCCCCGCGATGATAGGAATATCCATCACCTCGCCATTCACGAGAAACTTCATCCTTCGTAGCAATGTCTCAGAGCCCGTCTTCTCATCCCCGCCGTGATGGATGGGAGATAACGCTTTCACCAAAAATTCATACTTCGCTGTTTTCATTCTGCTCCTCCTTTCTCCTTCTCTTTTCCCGCACGCCCTTAATGGCGTGGAGAGCGAGATAGACGGATTGCTTCCGCAAAAGGCTCATCGCCTCACGCTCTCGCTCTCGGAGAAAATCCAATGTATCGGGGTCTACATTCACGGATTGAAGCCCCAGCCCGTGACAGAGCTTCTCAAGGAACTGGGGAATAGTCGCTTGATACGATGCCACCTTCAACCGATGGCAAAAGACATCCCAGGGAAACTTTCCACCCGCAACCCTCCGCCAGTCCACTGCAGAGTAGACCCTTTCCAAGACCTCAACAAGCTTCTCTTCAATCTCGGTCATTTTTCACCTCCCAGATAGTAAAGCCCATCTTTATTGACAAAATGCTCATCTAACAGCTTGAGGAAATCTCCGAAATCCTTCAACCCAATCTTCCCGAGATGCCCGATATTCACTCCCGTAAGTAGACACCAGCCCATAAACTTGCTCCATAACCAGCGCCCCTCTCGCTCTCGGCTCTCTGGAGGAAGCCCTTGCAAGGTCTCCTTTGCCCATTTCACCACATCAGCGAGGTTTATTTTCCGCTGGGATATGCTCATTTTATCACATCCCCAAATATGCTCTTCCCCCCTGCAACTTCAAACTTCACGCCCATCCTCAACCCCGCACAAGCCAATGCCAACGCCCAAGCTGCGTCATCGTGTCCCTTCGCTGAATAACTCTCCCGCTCTATTGAATGAAGCTGTAATATCAATTCCTGATGTCTCGGTATCTTCAGCTCTCCTTTCTCAAATAGGCTCTTTAAGTTCGTCATCAGGCTCTCCTTGACCGCTCTTGTGAAATTCACGCCCTCTATGAGATTGCCCCAGCGTCTCTTTAACTCCTCCGCTAATGGCATACCCATTCCCGTCGCATCTACATAGACCTTTATCGGCTTATAGACCTTGATATAATCCTCTACCTTCTTGAATGTCTCATTGAATGGTATCTTGAAGAGGATGTCCAACTTATG